TCCCGCCTCCCGCATCTTATTTCCAGCCTCGGCCGCCGTGTTGCCAAGCTGATCCATCGTCTGGTTGGCCTTCTGGACCTCCTCTGCCACGCCGGGCGGCAGCCAGAACTTCGAGGTGGGCGCAGCGGTCGGGGCAGCCGGCGTTGCCGGCCCGTTGCCCATCTTCGCCAACGAATTGGCCAGCCGCGAGGCGGCCGAGGCCATGTCCTTCATCCGGTTCAGCGCGCCCTCCGCCTGGCTGTTCCAAGCGTTCATCCGCTCGCCGAACGTCTGGAAGGCCGTGCCCGAGGATTGCAGCGCGGAGTCCAATCGCTGAAGCTGCTTGAGAGCATCCTCGACGCTGAAACCGAGTTTATTGACAATGGTTTCGTCAGCCATTGAAACACCTTGCTAAGACTTCACGCGCACAACACGCACATGAGGCTTGACCTTGGGAAGGTCCACGTTCTCCGCAAACCGTAAGAAGGCGTTGGCACCCACGACTTGGAAGTTGTAGGGACCGGGTTCAATCAGACGATGAAAGAGGGTCGGGTCCGGCTCGACGTTGGCGTTGTGGTACTCGTTCCAGATCAACCACGGCAGCGTCGTCGTGTAGCTGAACGTGTACTCGCCGGTGTCCTTGTCCGCCGTCAGCTTGCCGTCGCCCTGTGCCGTCCCCATCCAAGTCCGGTCGATCCGCTCGCCGGTTGCGGTCGCCGCCGGCGCGACGGGCAGACCGTAGCCGATCTGCTGGGCGAGCTTCACGAAGGTCGCCCGCGATGCCCCGCTCCACACCGGAATCTCCCCCAAGACCGCTTCCAGCCATTCCGTGAGCGCCTGGGCAATCGCGTGCTTCATGTGCCCATCGAGGGCATTACGGTAGGCCGCCACGTCGATGCGCGGAATGGAGAACTGGGCCGTGAACTTCATGGTCAGGAACCTTCCCCTTTCGCCGGCCGGGCCGCCGCGAAGGGCATCCTTGCCCCGGCCAGTTGAGCCTCCCGCTCGGCTTCGTCGTAACCTCGCAGTTGGTCAAAGGCGACGATCAAAGCCTGGGTCTCAACGCCGCACTCGTCCCAAGACGGCTTGACGCCCGGCGGCCGGATGCCTAGCCGTTCGCAGGCTCGCCAGACGGCGAACTCGGCGGTGCGATAAGGGGCGAAGAGAACTCTTCGGGCATCGGTCCCTGACCACGCAGAAAAACCTCGCGCGCCCGTTGCAGCTTGGCGTCGTCCAGGGCGTTCGCCTCCAGGACCAGGGCCAGCACGCGATTGCACTCCACCTGGGTCAGGCCGGCGCTCTTCAAGTCTTCTTCCCACTTGGCCCAGGTGCGGGGATCGCTCTCCTTGACGGTATCCCACTCGATTTCGGACGGGGCCAACGACTTGACGACCATGTAGCCCAGCCGCTTCTTGGCCCACTCACTGAGCACTTGCTGATAGGTGGGATCGGTGAGGTTGGGAATCCATCCGTCCTTGGTGAACTTGCCCGGCGGCTTGGGGTTCGGGCACACGGCCTCGAACTCCGCCATGTCGGGCAAGCCCTTGGCGCGGAAGATAATCTCGCTCTCGCCGCGCGGCAGCACGAGGAGCACCTCGTTGGAAAGCGATTTGGGGTCGATACCGGCAATCTTCATGTTGTTCCCTCGCTAAAAGGAATGAGAGAGTGGCGGTGCCGGCACCGCTGCCGGCACCGCATATCTGGTCTTCTTGAGAAAGAGGCCAGAGAAACCGGCCTCAGAGGGCCGGGGAATTGTCACTACTACGCCGTCTCACGCGCGACGATGGGTTCCGTGGCCTTGCACTTGCCCGTAATCGAGATCGTGGACTCCTTGTAGTTGATCTCCCGTTGCTCCGAGCGGAAGTCGGGGAAGGTCACGCGCTCAAGCTGGGCCGTGCCACAGGGCGGCGTGTGCAGAACCACCACGTCCACGCAGTACGGCTCGCACAGGTCGCTCGACGCGCTCACCCACTCGTCCGCCCCGCCGATGCCCTTCAGGGCGTCCATCGGGCTGACCGGCTCGCTCGTGCCCTGGGTGATGTGCTCGAAGACGGCCTCCAGCTTCACGTCCATCGGCACTTCGTCGCCTTCCTTCACCGTGTCCAAGTCGCCCCGGTCCTTGAGGTACTCGTACTCGTTGTGCTCGGTGTAGGTGATGTTTCCTTCCCCGATCTTGATTTCGAGATTCTGGGGATAGAACGTCACCACCGCGCCGTCCGCATACGTGCCCGCGCCGAGGGCCGGCGCGAACTCGATGTTGGTCGTCGGGCCGGCGTCGGCCGGGGTGCGGGCCGTGACGGTGTGGTACACGGGGGTCGTCTCGCCCACAATCTTGAAACGCGCCCCCACGGGCACCTTATCGGTGTCGGCCGTGTTCAGGACAATCGTGTCGATGTCAAAGTCGGTGTCGGTCGCTTCGGGCGGGGTGACGGATTCGTTGACCGCCGCCGTGCCCGCGAGGCCGTCCTGCAAAATGACATCGCAGTCTCGCAATTCGATGCGTGCCATGTTCGGTTTCTCCGTTTACTTAGTTGGTGGAAATCTCCATGCGGTAGCGAGCGTCTACCATTGACTGTTTCAGGCGGTCGGTCGAATTGATCTGGCCGAAGTGCATCACGCGGATGGCGTCACTGCGGCCCTGGATCGGCGAGAGGCAGCCGACAAGAACATGCTCGTCGTCGTCCGCCCCGCTTCCGTACTTGTAGACGGCGATGCTGGCGTCCATTGCCTCCTGGAATACGCCCGTCTTCTGAATGATGGCGTATTGGTTCTTCTGCTCTTCGTAGCGGCTCACGAACAGGACGTTCGCCACGACTTCGATCTGATACCAGTCGTGGCTCAATTCCCTGGTGAACGGCCCCGTGATGCGGACCTCGCACCGATCCGTGGCGCTCATAAACTCCGTGGTCCGCTCGTCCAAGCCTTCGATCAGGACGGGAAGCTGCTGGCCTTCGGCCACTTGCTTCAAGTAGGTGGCTACGGAGGCGAACACCCAGCGCGCCCAGTTGGGATTGGCGGGCATGACTACACCTCCCCCTCGGCTTGAGCGGCAAGCGTCAAGGAATTGTCGGCTTCCATCACCGTCGCCCCGCCGCCAATCGACTCGCCCACCAGTTCCTTGCCGTGGATGATGTAGGCTGCATCGAACTCGTACTCCTCGAAGTTCTCGATGGCGTACTTGCGACCGTGGTAGGCGAGCCAATCGCTTTGCTTCAAGACCAGGTTGGGGCAGTCGCGGCGCTCGACGATGAACAGCCGTTTGCCCGCCTCGTATCCGCCGCCCGTGACCATCTGCTTGTTCGCGGAGATCAGCGAGATCGACTGCTTCACTTCGCGGCTAATGGTCTCGGGCAGGACGACGGCCCGCTGAATCCGGGTCGCCGTCTTGGTCCGGGTCGTTTCGCCGGTCTTCGTATCCGTAGTCACCGAGCCATTCTGGTAAATAGTGACCGTGCCGCCGTATTGACGCTTCAGCGCATAGAGCACGCGCCGAATCTGCTGATTCAATCCGTGGTTGGCAGGATACGTCATGGGCATCACGATTCACTCTAGGGCCTTCTCCAGCCGCTCCATCATCAAGGTGTTCTGGGCGATTACGTCCGCACACCGTTCGACGAGCGGCATCAGCACGCTGCGCTGCTCGTCTTCGAGCTTCACGATCCGTTTGTTCATGCGACATTCCCGGACCCAGCTTTGCCAGAGAAGAATGGCAGTCACCAGGACCAACGGCCCGTACTGTTTCAAGAGGGCAATCGCATCGGCAAACGTGTCGGCTTGGGCAAAGAGCAATTCCATGAGGCATCTCCGGCAAGCCCGCAGGGCAGTTGATGGTAGAGGGGCCGCCCGACCCGGTGTTGACCGGGCCGGGCGACCTTTGACTCGCTCGACGGAGATCACCCTTAGCCGAGCACGGGAACCAGGAGGCCGCTGTTCAGCACCGCCACACCCGCGAGGATGTCGCAGTTGACGATCAGGCCGCCCGCGTTGATGTCGTACTGGGCCAAAACCCGCATGGTGATGCCGTTGTAGGCGGCGTGTCCGGCCATGACACCCGCGCGGGTGTCCGGCAGGGCCAAGGGGCGGGTGACGAGGGCCAGGGCGTCCCGGTGGAAGGCCAGATTCATCGCGCCATAGGGGCCGGGGAACGCATCGGCACCGTTGCCCACGGCGGCCACCAGCGGCCGATCCAGGTAGACGGTACAGGAGGTGCCGCTCCCCTCGGACTCGATCACTGTGTAGGTGTGCCGCGTGGCGGGGGTCGCGCCGAAGGCGAGCAACTGGCCGACCTGCGGGGCCTTCCCCTCGGTGACGGTCATGGCAATGCCCTCGCTGTAGCCGGCCGCGTAAGCGGCAGCGGTCACGCACTTCACCCAGCGCGTGGCCACGGCGTTGTCCAGCGTGGCGTACTTGAGGGGTTCGTTGAGGACGATGGCATCCGCGTCCGAACCCGTCACTGCCCAAGTGGGCTGGTCGTTGCCGGCCACGACCACAAACTCACCGACCGTGGGAGCCAAGACGCTCGCCAGATCGCCCGTCGCGCCCGCCGCATACGGCTCCGTGACCGGATCGCTGTCGGTGTCCGACCCGGACAGGACGCAGTTGACGTTCTGGTCCATGTAGGTGTCGAAGCCGAGGATGCGGCCAAGAATCGCGTTCTCCAGTGCCGAGCCACCGTCGCCGCGCTCGTTGGCCTTGACGAACAGGTCGGTCTTGAGCATGGCCGTCTCGCTCGTCGGGGCCATGACCAGCTTGCGGCCGTCCACGGGGGCCTTGTTGATGTTCAGCCGCTCGCGGGCATCCAGCACGTAGTCCTTGGCCGTGCTGGGCGAAAGCCCGCCCAGCTTGCCCACGCGGTCGGCCGGTGCGCCGAGGTAGGCGTGGACTTGGCCCAACAGGGCGCGATCGACGCCAAGGGCGATGGTTTGCATCGCGGGCTGGAGATAGATTTGGCTCAACTCCTTGAAGGACTTGCTCCCCTCGCCGTCGCGGATCACGAAGGACGAGTAGAGCCACTGATTCAACGGCACTTGCACATTGGTGGCCACGGCGTCCTGCTGCACCAGGGTGGTGCCGTCCTTCTTGCGGCGAATCTTGAACTCGCCGGGGCGGCGGGTGTTGACCACATCGCCGAACTTGGCGATCTGGTCCTCGAAGTCCCTGTGGACCATGTTGGCCATCACCAGATTGGCTTCCAACATGCGCAGGCCCTCGTCCGCCCACAACTCGGGGATGAAGGCATCCAGTTGGTTTTCGTAGCAAGCCGTGAACGGCCGGCTGAGGTACAAACGGTTCATCGCAACTCTCCGAAGTTTCTCGTGTGACCTCTGCGCGCCGCGCCTCGTCACCATGACGCGCGCCGGCTCCGAGCAGAGCTTTGGTTTGCCGACCCCCGAACGGCTAGCGGCTCTTCTTAGGCAAAGGGTCGAGTCCGAGCCATTCAGGGTGGTTGGCCCGAATCTCGCGGAACTGCTCTTGCGTCAGCTTGCGAATTGCCGCCGCATCCAGTTTGCTGCCTTGACCCGGCGTGAGGCCGCCGGTAGCCGTTCCCGCGCCGATGCCCGAAACCACGCCGCTGCGGAAGAGATTGCCCCAGGTGTCGGGCGTGTCCTTCATCTTCTTTACGGCGTCGTCGGGCGTGTACGCCTTGGTCTCCACTTCGCCGGTCGCCGTATTGACGGCCTGCATCTCGACCATCGGCCGAAACTTGCCCATCAATTTGCCGGTCTTGGGGTCCGTCTCTTCCAACATCTTCGTCTGCCCGCGAAGCAGGGTGACGACTTGCGAGGGACTCCACGCCTCGTGCTTGACAGCGGCGTCTTGGAGCGCCCGCTCGATGGTGGAATCACGGAACAGCGTCTCAAAGAACGCTGCCTTCTTTTCTAACTCTTGCAGCTTACCGGCGTAGACCTCTTCGACCTGCTTCTTTTCCAGAAGAAGCTGTTCTTCCTTCGACCGCAGTTGGCCTTGCACCATTTCCAGGTTCGCTTGCAGGGCCTTCCGCTCTTGCTCGGTGAGACTCTGGCCAGCCAGCAGGTCTTGGTACTGTTTCTCGCTCTTCCTCAGCGCCTCTTCCAGCTTGCGCCGGTCGGCCGCCACGATGCGATTCACGTCTTCCTGGGTGAACGACTTGCCTGCGGCAGCGGCAGCGGCGGCAGCCTCGGCTGCGGCCTTCTCAGCGGCGGCCTTCGTAGCGTCATCCTCACCCTCGAAACAAGACAACCACGGACGCGCCAGGTACAGAGAGACGGACATGAAAACTTCCTTACACCCGGACAGGACTTGTGACAGACGATTCCGCGTAGCCCGGTTTCGCGGGTCTGACCCGGCAGTGGGCCGGTGAAAGGGAGCCAGGACACACGCCTAGCTCAGTCGCAATAACTTCAAGGTATCCGAGTCGCGCAGAAAAGGCTTCAACAATCGCCAGGCGACGGAACTCGGCACCAGGTTGATGATGTGCTCGATGGGCAGTTGCGACCGCTCATAGCTGGTCTTCACCGCCCCGTACCCCATCGAGTTGACGGCCAGGTTCTCCAATTCCAACTCAGGGTCTTTGCCATCCAACAGGGCATAAGCGATCTCGTAGGAAGCCACGCGGATCGCCTCGGGCACGTTCGTGTCGGCCCCGCGCGGAAACTCCAACGCCTGGGTCGCCACTGCTGCCCTAATCTGCTCTTGCGTAGCGGATGGGTTCGCCAGCAAGAGCGTATAAACGCTCGCCTTGTTGCCCTTGTAGCTCAAGGAGTCGATGATGCCCCGCGCCGCCACGAGCGCCTTCCGCCGGTCATTCGCCGAGGCGTTGGTCCACGCCGTTTCGTGGAGCCGGTTGGCGAAGTATGCGTCGGCCTCGTCCAGCGTGCCGTAGAAGGTGGCGTCGATTGCCATGAAACGCCTCCCTTAGCAGGCAATCCACGAGTAGCCCTGGTCCGCCGCCCCACCGACGACGTACAACTTGTTCAGGTCGTTCACGTAGATTGGCGGGCTTTGCTGGCTGGCGGACAGGATGAAGCCGTCGCCCGCCTCGGCGGCCGTGTGGCCGACCATGATGACGCTGGTATTGGCCCCGTTGGCGCGAAGCATGACGTGTTTCTTCACAGGCCAGCCGACCGCGTGGCCGCGCTCGTTGACCGTGATTGCGATGGCGTGCCCTTCCCCTTCCAGGTCCACGTCAACTGCCGTCATGGCGGCGATAAGTTGCCACCGCAGTGCGCCTGTGAAGTCCACGACCCACGCACCGGGATCGCCAGAGACAGCGACGTTGCCCGCACCGACGACCGCCGCCAAGGCCGCCTGCACGGCGGCAGCAGCCGCATCAAAAGCGATGGCGGCCGTTTCCACGCCCCCGACGCCCAGCTTGAAGGTGCCGGCCGTCACGTCGGTGAGCGTCACGGTCTGCCTCGCACTGGCGGAGCCGAGGCGCACCACGTCGGTGCCCACGGTGCCGCTGCCGGTGCGAAACTCCGGCCGGGACTCCTGCACAATGTCAACCAGCATGGGTCATTCTCCTGCGAAGCGGCCCTTGCCGCGCACACGCGGGGCCGTGGTGTCTTGCAGATCGGTACTGCGGCTGGCCGCCTTCTCGTCCCTCCCGGCGTTCGGGTTTGCGGACAGGTCTTTCAGACCCCGCGCCGCCGGGTCGCTGCCGCCCTTCGTGACGCCCTGGGACTCGGCGATCCGCTCGACGCGCGCCGCATGATCCTCGCGGGCCTTCTCGTATTCGTCGTCGTCGAACCCCAAGGCGATCGAGCCGGTCTTCTCGCCACAGAGGCCGCCAGCCACGGCCTGGATGATCGTCTCCGGGTCGCTCGTGGTGTAATTGGCGGTGTCGATCTCACGGTTGATCGCATTGAGATCATCCATACTGATCTTGCCGCCCAAGAGCGTCTGGACGATGCCCTTAGCCAGTTCGCGCTTGACCTTGCGGCCAGGCACCTTTGCCATCAGCTTCTCCAAGTCCTGCGCCTCCTTGATACGGTCGGCGTCCGACTTCAGGCTGTACCGTTCCGGGTACTTGATCGTCGCCACTTCACGCTTCGAGACGTTCCGCTGTTCATAGGCGGCCCAAAACTCGGCGATCTGCCGCTCAGCGCTTTCCAAGAGCAGCCCGATGTACGACAACCCCGCTTCGAGGCCCTGGTTGTCCATCGCTTTCGACTCAGCCGAGACCCGCACCGCCAGGCTCGACACGGCCAGGTTCACCAACTCGCGGATGTCCCGCTTGAGCCGGTCCTGCAATTCCAGACTTGCCCGCAGCGGCTCAGCCGAAGGATTGATGAAGGCTGGCGGATTCATCCCTTTGTCATAGGTGCGGCCATGCGTTGCACCGACTTTGATGCTCGCGTCCGCCGCGCCCTGGCCTCCGCTGGTGGCCGTACCGTCTTCTGTGGCGGCGTGCTTCAGGTGGGCACCGACCGCCCGCATGTCCTTTTGTTCGATGTAGAAGGGGAAGTTGGACCGCAAGGCGTAGTTCACGTCGCTGGAACCGAGGTTCAACAGCGCGATCTGCTGCTGGCACACGTCCTTTATCAAGCTGCCGCCGATGTCCAACATGACGAAGGGGATGCGATCCAGTTCCAACTGGATTTCGCCGCCGGGCAGACCGAACTGATCGACCGGCTCCTTCTTGATGTTGTAAAACTGCAACTGGACCTTGCCCGTGTGTGGGTCGATCCGCAGGTAGCGATAGCGCTGCACCGTAAGCGTCGGCAGCAACGTGGACTGGTCGTACTGCATCGTCGTGTCACGAAGCAGAATCGCCTGAAACTCGGACGGGGCATCAGGCTTCGAGCAGGTCCACGAAAGGATGTCTTCGATGTCGTATTTGTAGAGGTACGGCGCGGGCCGGCTGACGTTGGCCAAGGTCGCGCCGGCCGGGATCAACGGATGATCCACGAACACGCCCACCCGTCCCATGACCAGCAACTCGGTCAAGACCTTCACGCCCAGAAAGGCGTTCATGGTCGAGCCACGATGGTCCACGCCCAGGTTGTTGCCATTGACAGCGGCCTGGTAGACCTCGCTGCCGCCCTTGCGCATCACGTCCCGCAGGCGCTGGTAGATGGCGTTGCGAATGTCGTTGATGGCCGCCTTGGCAAACGCCGGCACCGGCGTGACGGCCTTACGGGTGGCAAAGTCCGCCTGATCTTCGCGGGTCGAAAACCGCTCCAAGTAGGAGTCACGAAAGCTGTCGCCGCCCTCGTAGGTCCACCGCCACTTTTCCCAATCCGTCATGCCGGAGAGGTAGCCGGGATGTCGGCTGTCGATCAGGCTGAGCGTTTGACTTTCGGCCATGACGAACCTCTCGCTAAGTGACCTTGCCGACGTTTTCCCCATTGCCACCAATCGGGGCCAGCGCCAGGCCGATGTCGGCGTAGCACAGGGAGTGCGCAAAGTGGTCGGCCCCCGTGTTCACGTACTCGGCGGCCAGATTGCCCGTGTCGTCCTTCTTGTAGGTGCGGACCAGGTTCTTGACGTGTTCCCGGTACTCGAATGAAATGTCGCGTGGCAAGAGGATACGGGGCGGCGTCGTCTTGAACCGCCCCAGCGTGCAACTGAGCCAGTTGGTGCGGTCCACCGTGGCGAAGGGTGCCCCCGTGTCTTCCTCGCTGATGGCGATTTCCTTGGCCGTCTGCCCCCGCCGGTATCGCGTCAGCCATACGTAGCCGTGAAACTTCTTGGCGAAGCGGCGGGCGTCGTTGGTGAACGGGTCGGCGTCCACCACGCAGGCCAAGACCTGCCACTCCCGCATCAACTCCTCCAGGTAACTCCACTCCTCGCCGGAGAATTTGCCGAACCAAAGCAACTTGCCAATGGCTGCCGCATTGATGTCCTTGCCGGGGTGCTGATCGAACAACCAGTCCACGACCGAAATGTAACCCGTCTTGCCCTGGTCCACGCCCATCGTTATCAGGCGGTCGCCGCCGATCTGCGGGCGTTTGTCGTTGATCGAGTGCGCCTTGACGCAGGCTTCGATCATCTCGTCCGTGACTTGAGCGCCCTCGCCGATGAAGGGCACGCCCAGCTTGCTGCAATGGAACTCCGTGTTCGCCGCTTCGTCGCCCAGCCCGCGATGGTAGGCGATCACCAACTCGCCAGGCGTTACCGTAGACGAGTAAAGCTGATTGATGTAAAAGCCACGCGATTCCTCCGCCGAGACGTTCGTTTCCGTCGCCTGCCACTCGCCGCCGGCCAGGAACTCCGGTTTGGCCTCGTGGTCCAGCTTATGCTTGCATTCCTTGCACTTGATGAACGATTCCTGGCAGCGGGGGTCGTTGACCGACTCGCCGATGATCTCTACGCAATCGGGCCAAACCAACTCGGTCCATCGGCCGCAATGCGGACACTCGAAGCAAAAATGCTCCTGGGTGCTGGTCAAGTACAGCTTGTGGATGCCGTACTTGGGAACGGTCGGCGTCGAGATCGCCAGGATGTGCTTCTCGATCTGTCCCGACAACCGCTCCAAGGCCAGCCACACCGCATGGGTGTCCATCTCGTCCAATTCGTCCAAGACCAACTCGGACACCGGGATGGACTTCAGGTTGCTATCGCCACGGCTGCCACGAATGTACAGAACGTTCGTGCCGGTCGATTTCAACCCCACGGTGTTCGTATCGACGAACAGGTCTTTCAGGTACGGGCTGAGCTTCAAGGCGGTGGCGAAACGGGCCTTGGAAAAGTCGCTCGCGTTCAGCGCCGTCGGCAGGACGTAAAGCACGTCGCGCTTCGACTGGTCGAGCGTGAAGAAGGCCCGGTTGATCCCGGTCTCTGTCACGCCCAGTTGGGCCGCCTTCATGGCGACCGTCCAGGCCGCCTTGCTGTCGTGAATTGCGCGGCACCAGGGATGTCGCGCGAAACCATAAGGACCGTTAAAAGGTGCCCCCATCACCCGTCGATGTTCGGCCCACCGGCTGCACGACCGCAGGTTGCTGCTCCGCAATCCCTCCCCTAGTGCTTGTCGCAACTCGTCCACAAAATTCATGGAGCGGCATCATTGGTTTAATTGAGGTTGCATCTCAGGTTCGCGTGGGACAGCGGCAAGTGCGGCTCGCTGGTTGCTTCGGCGTTCGGCCCGGTGCAACCTCGTGTTTCGTTCGCGGCGACGACGGGAGCCAACCGTCCTTGTCACCTTGGGTTCCGGTGTTGGCCGCGGCTCGTCCGGGCAGTTGCGACAGCGGCGGCGAGCCATTACTTGCACCCAAAACGAGTCAAGGAGACGACCACCAGGATGTCGTTGGTTCGTACCGGCGCTTTCCCGCAGACGTAGACGATGAAAGTCGGCACGCTGGTGACACCGTATTTCTTCGCCAGATCGGGATGGGCGTCGATGTCGATGATCTCCACGTCCACGCCAGCGGCCTGAATCTGGACCAGGGCGGGCTTTGCCCGTTGACACGGGGCACACCAGGAAGCGGTGAAGGCCAGCACCTTGGGGCGGCGGCAACCGCCTTGCTGTTGTTGCTGCGGCACCTCGCAACCTGCAATCAGCGCGAGTAACACCGTGGCGGTCAGGAAACTTCGACGATTCATCATTGATCTCCGGTTCTCGGGTGGCTCGCGACAAGGTGTCGAGAGCCATCGGAAAACCGGCCCGGTGAGCGTATGACCGCAGCCGGGCGCGGTGAATCAGTCGGTTACGACTTGGCCGGGGCCGCAGTGGACTTCGGGGCCTCGGCAGCGGGTGCCGGCGCAGCCTCGACTTCGGCGATCCGCGCCTTGATGTAGGCCAGACCCTCGGGAGTGGCGAGCTTCTTGGCCAGCACATTCTCGTAGGTCTGCTCCAGTTCCTTGAGGATGGCATCGCTGCCGGCATCGACGATCTTGCAGACATCGTGGATTTTCTCCACCATGTCCTGCACGTCGCCCACGGCAAAGTCTTCGAGCACGGCAGGCAACAGCCGCAGGCCGTTGTCGCGGAGGATACCGGCCAATTTCTGGGCGGCGCGCTTCTTCTGCATCAGCTTGGCGTTCTCGCCGAAGAGCCACTTGCCGACTTCACGGCCAACCAGCACGGCAACCGCAACGGCCAGAATCCAGATCACAACGGTGGGGTTCATCTTTTCTTCTCCAGGTGTTCGAGTGTGGCCGCTTGGGCGGCCGGATGGTCAGGGGACAGAGGACACGAAACGCACGCGCAACTACTTCACGCCACGCAGCTTCGCCGCCAGCTTGCGGCCGTAACCTGCCGCCAAGCCGACCAGGAAGCCGCCATTGACGAGCAAGGCCAAGCCCCAGAGCGGCCAATCTTCGGCCGCCGGCTGCGGGTCCATATCGGGTGCCCCGCCGTCGTCAATCGGCTGCGGCTCGGGATCAGGCTGCGGACCAGGGCTCGGCTGCGGATTGGGCGTCGGGCATGGCCCAGGTCCGGGGCAGCGCCTCTCCATGTCGCGCCGCCACGGAAGAATCGGTCGGATGCCTTGGGCCGTGTTGACCGCACCGGCGATCGCGCCGTAAAGACCCTCGGCCGTCATCGGGAGATTCTTGCCGGACGCCTCGTAGACCACCGTGCCATCCGGCTTCTGGACCCGCACAGTCGGCAGGCCCTTCACGTTCGCGGCGTACCGTTCCTGATAGATCGGGGTGCCGGCCGAGACCGGGCAGAAATGGACCTTGTTCTTCAGGCTCTTCAGGCCGGCGTTCGCGTCGAACCAGCCAAGCACGCGGAGATACGCGGTGTCGTTGGCATTGCCGACCACGCTGATGTACCATTTGCCCTGATCGTTGGGCAGGTTGACGACGCGCTGTTCGGCCAGCACGCCATTGGCCGTGGCGGTGTCCGCGAAGCACGGAGCCGCCAACACAGCGAGCAACAGACAGACGCTCAAAAGGACTCGATTCATTGGTTTCCTCACAGGGTTAGCGACTCGGTGACTTACTGGGGCAGCGGGGCCGCCGGGGTGTAGATCGGCGTCACCGCCCACCCGTAACTGGCTTTCCACTCCGCGATCAGTGTCTCGCGGGGAACCCAGATAAACTTGGAGACGTTGTTGTTGTCCAAGAGCGCGGCCCACTTCTCGTCCAGATGGACGAGGGCAACCATGTGGGCACCACCCATCACCGTGATGCCGCAGCCGCGCCGCGTGCGGCAAGCCCATTCCAGGAACCGCACGTCTCCATTCTCGACGTATGCGTAACGGATGCCCTCGCGGTCGAACTTGGCGGCCATGTCCTCCGGCCACTCGCCGTTGCCGAAAGTCTTTCGCCAGTAGTCGGCCGTCTTGTAACGGCCTTGCCAACGGAAGAGCGAAATCATGGAGGCATGGACGCACGAACCTTCGCGGTTGCTGCCCAGCCAGTTGCTTTGCCGCAGCGCCAGCGGGACGTTGACGACCGGGCGCTCCTTCTTGATTACGCGGTTTCCGGCGTTCTCGACGACTTCGCAGCCTGCGACCACGACCAGCAGGATCAGCGCGAAGAGAATTCGTTTCATTTGAGCCTCCGGGGTTTGCAGAGGATGCGATGCCAGCGTAAGTGACGGCAGAGCCGGTTCGGATTCCAACGGCTCACGTTGTCGGTCGGGTGCAGTCCAGTCACCGCATACGCCGCCGCAACCCACTCGGAACAGAAGATCGTGTGAAGACTCGACGGATGAAACCACGACTCAATCCATGACAGGCCGACGCCGGCTGAGCGGAACGCCCCCATTGCGTCGTAGGGGACGTGAATCGTCTCCATCAGGAACTCGGTCAGCCGCTCGTCTTCGTTCCGATAGAGCGGCCGATAAAGCGGATAGTGGTACGCCTTGCCCTGATAGTGTTGCAGGATGAAGTCCAGGGCGTGGGCTTGCGTGCCGCAGATCGCCTTGCCGGTGATTTCACACGGGATGTCGCCGTCGAGGGATGTGCTCTCGAAAATCAGCAGCCGACCGTCCGGGGTGTTGGCCATGAGTCCAACATGGCTGAGTCCCCACAGGGGAATCCCATAAGTGGCGATGTTGATGCCTGCGCTTAGCCAGCTTCGCCCGCTGAATCCAATGATGTCACCGGCCTGGACCCCGGCCTCGCCGGGCAGCACGAGTTTCCGCTTGAACGGGAACATCGCAACCCTCCCGGCTCGAATTGACCAACGTATGCACGGCGCTGCTGCGGCCGTGATACTTAACTTGAGCGTTCACCCAGCAATCCTCACAGCGATTCTCGTTGACCATCGCTGGACGAATGCCGCACACCTTGCAGAAGGCGAACTTCAGAGGCATTGAGAATCGAGAGTCTCCGCAGTTCGGCGCGCTTCCAGGGCTTCGTCGTAAGTGGGATACCGACCGACATACTTGCGTCGGAACATTACCTGCCACTTGCCGCGAAGATAATTGACTCCTCCGTCCTTCTTGATCCTTCGGCGATTTGCGTCTGAGAGCAGGCGTCGTGTATCGTCACGGATTGTCCGACCACGCAGCTTGCATTTGTGCTCTTCAGATAGGCGGCGTCCACGGTGGGCATCAGCGATCTTTCGTTTCGTTTCTTCGGTATGCCGTAGTCGGCGTCCGCGACTTCCCTTGCCGCCGTCAGTCAGATTGCACAAAGGTCCACGGCCCAGGTCACGACGCCCGATCAGAGCAATCAATCCGATCTCCCAAGCACACGCCTCTGATTCCGTCAAACATTCAACGAGCCGTGTGGGTCGAAGATCGCAACCGCGCTGTCGAAACGTGTGCAATTCTTGATGGAACGAGGTGCGACAGCGTGCGTTGTAAGGACAACGATGTTCGATTGCTCGGTCGCCTTCTCCTTTGCCGATATAGAACGGCACGCCATCAGGATCGAAATAGGCGTACACGTAAAACCGTCGCACCATCTCACCTTTCAAGGTACTGGACGAGTCTGCCGCAGGCGCACCAGACAAGATTCATGCAGTGTCGGCTTGAGCCTTCCCCGCGTTTTGGACCGTGGCCAGGATGCGGAGGGTGATGTTCTCCACAAGCCGCTCGTAGTCCGGGATTCCCTCCAACTCGTCCACGATGATCTCGATGACCTGCCGGACCAGCGCAAAACCCTGCTCCCGCGAAAGCGTTGCGCCGGACTTTTGTTCCAGGGCAAAATTGGATTTCTTCAGTTCGGCGAGCGTCTTCAGCGACTTCTCGACTTCGGGATAGGCGGCAAGAAACTCGGCGTCTGACCTGTTGGCAAGACTCAGCCGCCGTTCCAACTGCCCCAAGGCGACAACCACCTCTTCCCGCAGCGTTTTCAGCGCGTCGTTTTCCGCAAGCTGAGCCAGCCGCTCGCGGTCCTGGGCCTTGGTCAGAAGGTATTGCTTCAGGCGTCGAGCGGGTGCCTGACTTTCGCCGCCATGTGCCCGGCAGTAATCCGATCCCTCCTCGGCGATGTTCTGGCACTGGCCGTCTACGCTCGAACCTTTGCAGCGGCGGGGATCGGCCAAGTCGGTGACACGTTGCAT